AATGCATGTGCTAGCTGAAACAAAGCTAACCCCCCTGTGAGGATCTGAGAAGGTCATCTCTACTCCTTCGCAGCCATTATTCGAGCCATCAATAATAGCAGTACGCAAGCCTGTTAATACCGATGCATGGGTTTGTACAATACTCCCGCCAAGCATCTTATTGCCGGAACAATCGACACCGGAGAAACTAACCCCGTTCACACGGTTTTCCAGAAGACTGCATCCAATTGCTACACAGTTCTGGGCACCCCTATTAAAGGAGATACCTTGCTGATTGCGCGCGCACTCGACTCCGATAATGATGTTGCCGTCAGTAATAGGGTTAAGTCCGCCATCAGTTTCAATGTCGATGCCGGCCATTGGCGCTGTGCCCTTGCCAGCACCCAGGTTACCGGTGTCGTTAAACTTGCCACCCTCAACTCTCAGGGCTTTAGCCCCAACAATCGATAATCCTTGGCGGTAGTTAAAATGTCCCTCGCAGTTAATCATCACGCCAGTAGTTTGCGAGTCAACTACTCCACTCTCGTACACTGGGAAGAATCCGTCCATCATGGTGCGGCTGGACTCTACGCGGTACAACACAGCATCACGGCAGTTTACCAGAGCAATGCCGGACTTGCCGTTACCGGTCAGTTCGTTTCCGTCGTTGAAGGCATCACTACCAAACGGAGTACGTGCATCGAGTCTCCCGTCGTACTTACCAGACCAGATAGACAAGTTATTGCAGCGATAAAACCAAAGCCCCCGATTAAACTGCGTGTCAGTAAGTGCTGTGTCAGCCTCGATCGTTGCGCCATTCATAATCAGCGTCATATCACGCTGGTCTAAGAAGTTAAACCGGGCAGGGAAGTACGGGCTTCCTTCGTACTCCACCTCAACGTCGCCAGGCCCCTGGATATAAGTCCTGCCAGGGAAGAGCTCGAGAGTGCGCCCTGGCTCAGCTTGTAACCAAGCAAATGCCAGATGCAAAGTTGGTGTGTCGTTACCTAGGCCTACAGGACCAAAGTCCTCAACCTTACGGTGGCTCTCCAGCGCAGTCTGTACTGATCGCCCCGCCACTACCCCGAACAAAGCAACTAAAGAAGCACTTTTAGCTATGTCAGAGGGATCAGCCAGCTCCTCCCGTAAATTTGCATCCCCCGCACCAAGCAGTGTAAACAGCAGTTCCTCGTCATCTTCCCACACACCTGTAGTAGTGTAAGGAAGTACTACAGTATCCTTAAGCACAATCGGCAAATAGTTATAAGAGCTAAACTGCAGGACATCTGTGAACTCTAAGTCAGCCGCGTACGGACCAAGATAAGTATAACCTTGTTCCTCCAGCAACAAGATCTGGAAATCTAATTCCTGTTGCAGTTTATCTCGTAACTCCTGATCAATGACCAGAATCTGTGGTGCCCAAATAGAACTAGCCATAGTTACTTGTCTCCTAGCTCATCAATACGTTTCATAGAATAGATGATCTGATCCTGTAGCTGATCGTGCATCTTTACGCAATCCTGGTGCTGTGCAGCTAACTTGTGAATTCGCCAGATAAGAAAGATGATCAGCACATAAGGAAACAAAGTAATTAGCAAGTCTCCCCACTGCTGCGCATCGCCTATAGTAAAGGCGCCTGATATCCCAGCAACTGCAACAGTTACTACGCCAGTCACCGCATCTACTTTACTATCTCCACTCATATGTCTAGTACCTTTTAGTTTAATTTATCGCAACTCAGCCAGAGTTAAAAGCGCGTCACTTATAGTCACGTTACAGGCTACATTAGAGGCTATCCAAAGTGTGACTACATCCCCAGCTAGCAGAGGTACATGCCCATGCGCAGCCACTCCCTCTGCTGCACCGGATACATCCAAAAATACCCTGGGTCGGCGCACAAGTGTAATCACACCATTAACTGCAAACTTAAATCCGAGTGTTACATTATTTGCACTTGTGAACATGGAGGACCAGAACTCGATATGGTATGTGCCATCCCGAGTAACTGTAACTGAGTTTGCCTGCTGCGTAATCCCACGCAAAGCTCCAGACGGAATAGCATCCCAGATGGTAATGATTTGCTGATAATCTGCATTGCTTACTAGAGTTGGGTCAGCAGCAGCCCCAATAGCAAATGCTCCCGTATTGTTAGAAATACTACGTCCACCAAAGTGCACACCAGAAGCCCCTCCGCGCAAATCCACAGGCGTGCCTGTCCAGAGTCCTGCATCTTTTGGTCCGTATAAAAGTGCTTCCGCTTGATCTAGATAGTAATCTCCGTCAACACCCAGGCCAGAGTCCGGTGCGCCGGTGCCCGCCAGAATTGTTGCTCCCGGAGTACCAGCTGGTCCGGTAGGTCCTTCTGGTCCTGTAGGCCCAGGATCTCCCTGGATACTTTCTCCCTGTGGACCTTCGGGCCCTTGTGCGCCAACTCCTGCTGGACCTTGCGGACCCGTTGCTCCAGTAGGCCCAGCTGGGCCTGGAGGTCCTGGTGGCCCCGGTGGCCCTTGTATTCCGCCAGGAAACCAAATACTTGGCTCTGCCATAATAGCGCACTCCTGTTAAGTGAGCGTACCAACAGTTACAAAGACTTCCTGTGCTTGATATGGACAGAAGATCCAGCAAGTTGCAGCACGGGGAATAACGAAACAACTGTGCGGAAATACCGGCGTACCAAGAAAACCTTCCTCGGGCGTAGCTGGCTCAGCAACAGAATAAAATACTGGTTGCTTGCCGTGCACCTGGATCATTACGTGATCCCCTGCAACTGGTGCATAGTCAAACTTTTGGTCTGCCGCAAACGTACCGCGGATCATATCAAAAGTGTGTTTCTTGGTGGAGCCTTCAACTGGAGTAAAGATACCAGTAGCCATGATTAATTCCTCTTAAGTAACTGGAACATCGTCCACATAGGACAGTCTCAATTCCCCAACTTGTTCTGCAACTAGCTGGGCATATTCATTAGCTTGCTCGCTGAAAGCAATTGATTTAAACAATACCCTGGCAGCTTCATAGATAATTGCCCAGGGCATCTCTACTGCAATCCAAGAATTGTACTGATTAACTGGAGTAAGCTGCGGATGCAAGTAACAACCGAATAGTACTCTGGAGATTGCGCACTTCCCTCGCATCTGCAGGCCTTGGCCAGCCATGTAAAACACATCCCCCTTTAAGTATCCGTAACCATCCGTGGAGTTCTCAATTTGTATAGGCGTAAAAAAAGCCCCTGGACTGCCGTCTAGCTCACCTATCCAGTTACGGATATACTTAGCTTTACGAAAGAGAGGAGCTACTTCAGTAGGAGTAAACGTCTGCAAGATAGCAGGACTATCGAACTCTACTGCTATCTCATGCATGTCTTTGTAATAGAAGTCAGAGTGGTGCATCTTAAGAGTTGCTGCCCGAACATTAGATTCAATGCGGGCTGACAAATCTGGCCGTTTAGTAATGCTGATTACTTCAGCTACAAGCTCTGCAAATGTCATGTTGGTTCCTCCTCTTGCCCAGTCCTTAGGAGCTAACCCGCTCCAGCTAGCTTACTTCGTCCACGCCCTTAGATCAATCAGCCGGCCAAGCCGCTCCGGCCCTTCGGGCCTTCGCTAGTCTTGTCCTAGGCATGATTGACTAAGTGCTACGTGGACTCGAAGCTTAGCTTTTGCGGTCAGCTCCCTAGCGGCCTGGGCGCGCTGGTGCCTTACTTACCCGACCGCAACTTCTCGAGAGCTGATTGCGCAGGAGACAATGTGGTAGGAACTGGCGAGTTGAGATCATCGATCTGGGCTTGCTTGAGCGCCTCAGTAGTAGCACTAAGTTCACCAGCACCAACTGCGCCTTCAGTAGAAGTCATGGATTGTTGCAATGGACGTTGCACAGATACGCCAGCATCAATTGGCTGTTTAGCTGCCATCTCAGCCAGGAGTTCTGCACGAATCTTTTTGCGGAGTTGATCAGCTGGAGTTGCACACTCCGGATCAATACGCGGCTCATTTGGATCCACATAGATGCCGAACTCACGAACATCTGCTGCTTGCTGCAATTCTGCTTCCAGTACTTTGTTAGTAGTGAAAAGTTTGCCTTCGATAAAGGCCACCGTCTGGCCACTCTTGAGGGCTACGTGTACGCAGCCATGGGAGTTTTTAAAGAGAGTTACTTCAGTCATGGGAAATTCCTTGGGGGAGAGTAAGGCGAGTAAAAGGTTGCGCCCTTAAGCAGGACACCTAAGGGCGCAATAGCAGCAAGGGCTCTTATCAGGCTGCAGCAGTCAGGCCAGTGATGATGCTGTTAGCTGGCGGGTTACGAATCTCAGTAGTGCATTCAGTAAGCAGCGAACCACCTACAGCATCCACACCGTTATCAGTAGTCTGGGCACCAGTGATATTGAACTCCTTGTTCACAGTCTCACGACCGCGCAAGTAAGCCATAGCAAAGGTACTCAAGTCCACAGCTACTGCCATCCGAGACCAGTTAGCGTTGCTGTTAAACAGCGGATGCTCGATGATCTGGAAGGTGCCACGAGCCAGCTTCAAGGTGCTGAACTGCAAGCCCCAGGAAGTCATGCCATCCATCAGTTGGTAAGTACCGGACTTCTTACCGATGTTATTAAGTACAATCCGGGCCTTGCCACCAACAAACAGTACACGCTGGTTAGCAACTTTCGGGTCAGTGGACTGATCGAACACTGGATCCAGCATTGCTTCCAGCTGATCGTTGGTAGTAGTGGAACCAGCAGGGAACACGTTCGGTGCAGCATAGCTGGCAGGGTAATAAGCCAGGTTGCTGGTTACCGAGATCAAACCATCCATGGTACGGAACGGCATACCGTTACGCTGGCCAATAGATTTCTGGCCAAAGAACAGAGCCTTTTCAATGTCCGCTGCGTGCAGAGCTGCACAGTCCTGGCGGTTCTCAGACTGGGTGGAGTCACCAGCAATAACCTGAGTTGCATCTACAGTACCAGTAATCGCCCAAGTGTTACGGAAGATCTGGGTGTAGTTGGTTACGCTGATCGGATTAATGTTCAGAGCTTGCGGACGAATGGAACCTTCTTCGTACGCGTTACCCACTTGGTAAGCTTCTGGGCTAACTGCGCCGCCCAAGGTAATTGCAGCAGCAGCTACAGTACCGATACCGCGAGACACAGTAATCTGAGTTGCCGAGATCACAGTGTTAATGATCACGTTCTCTTTGGTCTCGAAGAACTGGTGAATCTGGCCTGGCAGCAGGTTCTTGGTGGACACTACAGTAATAGTGGTATCGCCAATCAGCACGCTAGCGTCCAGAGTGAAC